AACCGGCTACCGATCTGCCTTCACCTGTCGGAGAGCGAGACTGTCATGGTTTCCGAGAATCAATCTGCTCCAAGGCCGAACAACACCGTTCGACTAGAAGACGCTAAGCACTTCATCGCCGACGGCGACCTGCTGTTGTGGAGACGTCGCGGTCTGATATCGATCGCTGGTCGCGGCCGACACACTCATGCCGCCAAGGCCGTCTGGTGGGGCGATGACTTGTTCTGCCTAGAAATCCGTGAGTGGAAAGGTGGGCGCGCCGTCACGCTGGAAAGTCAGGTCCGCAAGTTCCCTGGCCAAATCGATGTCTTCGAGGTCAATCCCGATGATCGTTGGCCAACCTACGATCGGGCTGGGGCAACTCGCTCGATGCGTCGAAAAGCAGGTCAGCAGTATGGCTACTTCAACCTCGCCCTCGTAGCCCTGTTACATGTCCCCTTGGTCCGTTGCTTTACCAAACCCAACTTGCGTGACGACGAGCGAGCCAATCGCCCTGAGTTCTGTTCGCAGGCTTGTGCATCGGCCGATCGCTGCGGAGGGGGCGTCGACCCGGTTCCGAATCTTAATGATCGCCTGACCGAGCCAGCCGATTTGGCGCGCAGTCCGTTCTATCGTTTCCGATTCACGTTGCACCCGTAAGAGATACTGTCGACATGACACAACGGCTAACCATCATCGCGTCTTCGCTGACCATCTTGGCCACGCTGGCCTTCGTCGGACCGCTGCACGCCGAGACGTGCCCCGATGGCCGCTGTCCCATCCCGCAGTGGCAACCACCGATAGCGAAGACGAAACGTCCCTTGCCCCGGTTGCGAACGGCGTCCTGCCGCATCAACCACAGGACAGGCCGCGGTCGCAGCTGGGGCTCGGGCACCCTGCTTCAAACCGACGGCGGTGAGATAGTCGTGCTGACCTGCGCCCACCTGTTTCGCGATGGCAAAGGCCAGACCACCGTATGGTTCGCAAACGGCCAAACAGCAGCGGCGACGATCATCGGTACCGACACCATCAACGATCTGGCGGCGCTCTCGGTCCTTTTGCCTCTTTCCGCGACGAACGCGCCGCGAGACGGCGCAGCACTTTTCCCTGTCACACTTGCAACAGAGGAGCCGCAATTCGGCGACACGCTCACGAGCTGCGGATTCGGCTCCCGTGGGCAATACCGCAGTCAAGCCGGTGCCGTCATCGCGTTTGCTCGCTCCGGATCATCGAGCAGCGCCAACACGGTGGTATTTGCCGGTGCCGCTCGACAAGGCGACAGCGGCGGCGGCGTCTTCAACGAGCGTGGCCAGCTGGTGGCCGTCACTTGGGGAACCGATCAAGCCCGCACGATGGCGACAACAACAACCTGCATCCGCGGTTTCTTGCGGCGTCTTGCCGGTCGCCTTCGACCGGATCGCTCGCGACAGAGGCAGTTTCGACCAAACCAACATCAACCCACTCAGATTCGACCACTGGCGCCAATTCCGAATCGTAGCGACAACCCTCAGCTGGCACCCGAACAAGACGACACCTTCGATCGCGCTCACGACAAGGCAGCCGACCTGTTGGCGCTAGCCAATCGACTCGACGAGCTGCAACGAAGGCTCGAGACCAACGAGTCGGCGGCCCAACGTTCCGCCAAGCAGTCGACGCAACGACTCGATTCGATCACCGCAGCGCTCGGCGTCATCAGGCAGAAGTTCAACCGCGGTCAGCCGATCACCCAAGGAGCCGCCGCCACGACAGTGGTCTCCCCACTCGAATGGCTACTTCCCGTGGTGTTAGGAGCTCTGGGCATTAGTGCGCCGCCGAGCGCGGCGATTCTGGCTCTCAAGATCTTCCGCTGCTGGGCACGCCGTCGCTTTAGCAAGCGCAGACGAAAACTACGCGAGCGGCACAACCAACGTAGAGATCGAAGCGCAGATTCGCCCCCGCTCGCTTCCAACGCACCCAGGACGACTGCTCAGCCAATTGCGCGGAACTATCAGCACGCCCAGTCGCTTAACGATGACTACGCTCAGCAGCTCAATTCCCTGATGGAGTACTCCGGCGGTCGGACCGCGACGCAAGATGCGACCCTGGGTCGGGAATACGATCGCGAACTTCGACAAGCGGCCTCTCAAAGCGGACAGCCAGAGATTGTGCAGTTCGCCAACAAATTACTTGACCGCGTGACGCAACGCTTTGGACGCATTCATGCCGACAATCCGGTGCCGGCGGAACCCGCCGCAACCTAACACATCGACGAAACCATCGACTTCTAGGAGAACAATACCATGCCAGGAATCGACACGTTTGAAGACGCCATCACACGTTTTCGCAATCGCAGTATCCACACCTACGTCGGGCATTTGCTCACGTATCGCGGACAAATCCTGCAGGACGGTGAATTCGGTGTGCAGAGCGGCTGGGACACCGCGACCAACGACTTCATGTTGGAGTGGCTCGTGTCGCTCGACTTCCTGCGACGCAAGATCACACACAATCCCCAAAGCATCGACATCAAGACGCTCGAAGAGCGGGCTCGCGATCTGGGTGTCAACATACTCGAAAATGTAACACGACTGGCAACTTCGCCTGAGGGTGACGAGGTTGCCAGACCTAGTGGACGAGAATTCGACCTGCCCTACAAGCTTGACGGAACCGACCCAAACATTCCCGGACTCGACAGCGTCGATCTGCGAAACGTTGACGCTCGCATGTTCGTCACGGCGCTCGACCAACACATCACTGAAGCAACCCGACTCGACTCCCGGTTCGCCACTTACCGGATCACCCCGCGAGAGTCGCTGATGCTCTACGGTTCGCTCTCCGAACTGGTCGACATGTGTGTGAGCTTTGGTGGCGATGCGAATCGACTACCTATCCCGCACGGTGTCCGCCCGGCAGAAGAACCGCGTGGCCCGACCGCCTCGCCGAATCGAGAAGGAGCGGCGAGAACTTCGTAGTCAACGGGACTCTGTTGACTCGCTCGTCGACTACATCACCGCTACACATTTCGCTTTGGAGAGACCACTTCATGAACGACATCTCGAAGGTCCTGGAACATCTCGGGCTACCGGCGGCCATTGCCGTGGGTCTGCTCTGGATGCTTTGGCGGGCTGGTCGCGCCCTGGGGACAGCGCTGCTTGCCCGCATCGCCGCCTGGTTTGATACGCAGATCGAACTCGGTACCTCACTCATCGAACGAAACCGGGCGGAACAAACGACCGCTGACCAACTACAACGCGGCATGGACAACATTCGCGCCGCTGGCGTTGAGTTTTGCAACCTGGCTCTCGCACGCGATCGCTGTGAACAACTCGGCCTCGATCCTTCGGAGATCCAAAGTATTCGCCGGCGACTCGTCGACAACGACAACTAACTCCTGTTAGAGGACACCATTTCAATGTCGATCCGAAACCGCATCATTGATTTCCGCCGCATCCCAGCGGGCGACCTTGCTGCCAACGAAAAGAACTGGCGAACCCATCCCTCCAAACAACGTCATGCGATGGAGGCAATTCTCTCGGAAATCGGCTATGCCGACGCACTGCTGGCTCGCGAACTTCCCGATGGACGGTTGCAACTGATCGACGGACATCTTCGCGCCGAAGTCACACCGGATGAAGAAGTCCCCGTGTTGATTGTCGATCTCGATGACGACGAAGCCCGACTCCTGCTTGCCGTTCACGATACCATTGGGCAGATGGCCGAGACCGATCGCGACCTTCTCACACAACTCGTCAAAGAAATCGACACGAGTGACAAAGCGATTCACGAGTTATTCGAGGCCGCCACCAAGGACGCAGGCGGTTCGACAGACTGGTCGGCAGGCATCTCCAATGAATCCGAGATTGAAATCGATCCGGTGTTTCACGTGGTAGTTGAATGCGAAGACGAGCAAGACCAACGACACGTTTACGAGGCCATGACAGCGGCGGGACGCGACTGCCGCGTACTGACACTGTAAATCACGCAGACGACAAAGCAAATATTGTGACCGACACGACGCCTCCCACTTCAATTCGTTACCATCGAGACAACAACGATGCCACGCTTTGAAACAACCGTCTCCTGCCCGGTGCATGACTCCTTTCGTGTGCAGCAGATCGGCGGTATGTTCGACGTCCCTGTCGCTACGCGGAGCAGCGAGACGTTCACTGCCGAGATTCCTTCTCTGGCGGATCCGTGGCAGATCGGTCTGATCGTCGGCCCGTCTGGAAGCGGCAAGAGCACCATGGCCCGCGAAGCATTTGCCGGTGCTATCCACGAGTCGAATGAATGGCCACACGATCGCGCGATCGTCGATTGCTTTGACGACTCGTTTTCCACTCAGCAAATTACGCGCCTATTGACCGCAGTAGGCTTCAGCTCGCCACCTACCTGGATCAAGCCGTACCAGGTGCTAAGTGGTGGCGAGCGATTCCGGTGCGACTTGGCGCGAGCTTTGTCGCGTGGCTTGTCGAGCGACCGCCTTGCGACAAGCAGTCTGAGCCCAAAAGACACACCACTGGTAGTGTTCGATGAGTTCACGAGCGTCGTGGATCGAACGGTCGCTAAGATCGGTTCGGCAGCTGTCGCTAAAGCGCTACGCCAGGGCCACATCCCCTGTCGGTTCATAGCCGTGACCTGTCACTACGATGTGGCCGAGTGGCTCGCCCCGGACTGGATCGTTGATATGGCCAGCGGCGAACTAACCCGGAGGCGTCTTCGGCGGCCCTCGATCGAACTCCACGTCCATCGTTGCCGGCGCAATCTATGGCCGCTGTTTGCGCGTCATCACTATCTAAGTGGCGATCTCAGTCCGACGGCTCGATGCTACCTCGCACATTGGCAAGAACAACCGATCGCTTTCGCAGCCACGATTCCGATCATTGGGCGCCGCGAGCACTGGCGAATCACGCGGCTCGTCACGCTACCCGATTACCAAGGCATTGGCATCGGAATGAAACTGGCCGCCGCGGTTGCCGAGGAGCACCGAGCGGAAGGTCATCGGCTGAACATTACGGCGTCTCACCCTTCGCTCATCGCGCACTGCCAGCGGTCGAGCCGGTGGTTCACGCGGCGGATAAGAAAGTCCGGCACGCGCAGCCAACGAATTCGCAACTCGCATTATTGCGGTTCCCCTCGCCGGGCCGTGGTTTCCTTTGAATATGTAGGGGCAACATGAATCAGCATCGACACACGCCCATCACCACGCGATCCCACGACAACGACAGCGACGACAGCAACCATCGTCCGCTCAGCGCGGCAACGAAGGAAGAACTCTGTTCGCTGATGCAACTCGGATTTCGACGACGCACCGCCGCGGCCTACGCTGGCTGCAGTGATCACGATGTGTTCTGCGAGGCACGGCGCGATGCGGTGTTTCGCCGACAACTTCGCCTGGCCGCCCGTAGTGCTGAAGCCCGCTTCCTGAAATGCATCACACTCGCCGCGGAAAAACATTGGCAGGCTGCCGCCTGGGCTCTGGAGCGTTTACACCCCGAACGATACGTGAAGAAGAACGGCGATGTGGTCACGGCCGAACAACTGGAATACGTGCTCAAGCAGGTCGTCGAAATTGTTTTTGAATTCGTGCCGGAGGCGGAGCGACGACAAGCGATTGAAAGCCGATTCGGAGAACTGTTCGGCGACAACTCTTCGGCTGGCAAGGAGGCGAAGAAATGACCACGCCGATCAACAGCGACGCCCCCTTGGACCTGGCTAGGCGACTGAGCGACCCGATCGGCCAGCGGCTCTGCGCGCAGCTACGTGAGAAGCTCCTTCACGAAGCGACGGCTACACCAACGTCTCGCACCACGATCGCCTGGGGCCGCAACTTCTTGCCGCAACATTTCGCCAAATCGCCATCGGCCATGCATTGGTGGCTCAACGAGCAACTACAAAAGTGCGACGACAAGCGGGGACTGCGAATCAACACGATCGGCCCACGTGGCAGTGCCAAGAGCACCATCGCCACACTTGCATATGCTCTTCGCTGTGCTGTGGAGGGACGGGAACCGTACATCTGGATCGTTTCCGACACACTTCATCAGGCGAACCGCCACTTGGAGAACATCCGTGAAGAGCTCCTCGACAACCTTCACCTAGCCAAGACATATCCCGATGCCGTCGGTAAGGGGCGCATCTGGCGTCAGAGTGCCATCACTCTTCGCAACGGAGTCACCATCGAAGGCTTCGGCACCGGCCAGCGAATACGCGGCTATCGACGTCGCGACGCTCGCCCAACGCTGATCATCGGCGACGACCTTCAAAACGATCAGCACATGGACTCGGCGCGGCAGCGAGAACATTCGAGTCGCTGGTTTCATGGCACGCTGCTGAAAGCCGGAACGAAGGAAACCAACGTGATCAATCTGGCGACCGCACTGCATCACGACGCGCTCGCGATTCAACTCGAACAGACGCCAGGCTGGGTTAGCCGCCGATTCCAATCGGTGATTCGCTGGCCGTCTCGCGATGATTTGTGGGAAGCATGGGAAGCAATCTACTGCGATACGGAAGAATCCTCGAGCGGAGCCCGCGCCGACGACTTCTTCCTGCAACATCGAGAAGAAATGCTTCAGGACTCCAAAGTCCTGTGGCCGGAGCAAGAAGATCTCCACTCGTTGATGCGGATGCGAGTGGAAAGCGGCCACAGCGTTTTTGCCCGCGAAAAGCAGAGCTCACCCACGGCACCCGATGCGTGCGAGTGGCCGGAAGCCTACTTCGATGACCACATCTGGTTCGACCGCTGGCCGGCCGACTTGCGCATGTCGACACTGGCCCTCGACCCCAGCCTGGGGCGTGACTCTAGCCGTGGTGATTTCTCAGCGTTTGTGATGCTCGGCATCGATGCGAGCGGAGTCGTCTACGTCGAAGCGGACCTGGCGCGACGATCGACGATGGATACCATCAGCAGCGGCGTTGAACACTTTCGTTGCTTTCAGCCCGATCGGTTCGGCATTGAAGCCAATCAGTTTCAGGAACTCTTGGCACCTCAATTCGCCGCCGAGTTTGAACGTCGCGGCATGCTCGGCATCAGGCCCTGGCTCCTCCACAACACCACGAGCAAACAAGTTCGCATCCGCCGACTGGGGCCCCTGCTCTCTTCGCGTCGCCTGCGGTTTCTGCGTCGGTCCCCCTCAACACAACGGCTGGTCGATCAGCTGCGTCAGTTTCCATTATGCGATCACGACGACGGCCCTGACGCCTTGGAGATGGCCTTCCGCCTGGCGACCGAAATCCCACACATCAAGAACGACGGCCTCGGTAACCGGCTCCCTATCGGATAGTCGCTAACTCCAAACGCACGCGTCGTCCCCCAACCAACAACACCTCCACCGAACACAAGGACAAACGCCATGACATCTTCCAATGAGACCTCTCCCGGCATCCTCGATCGATTGCACGCCCGACTGCGCGAAAGCTACGAAGATCTGTTCGCCAATTATGTCGACCCTCAGGAACCGTTCTTCGACAGCGATGGGCACCGTTGGCAGCCACTGGGCAGCGACTCCACCAATAGCCCCGCGACGAACGTCGCCTATGCGACTGAGGAGCAACTCCAGGAGATTCAGGCTGACGCCCGTAGGCTTGCGCTGACGAACGAGTTTGCCATCAACGGCCACGAAAATCGTGTGAGCTATGTGGTCGGTACCGGACACCGCTACCGGGCCGTCCCCAAGAGCAGCGAGGCAAACGCCGCGAGCATGGCCGCGGAGGCCCAAGACGTTCTCGATCATTTCTTTGAACAGAATGCCTGGTCCGCCCGGCAACAAGAGATCATGCGACGACGTGACCGCGATGGCGAAGTCTTCTTGCGACTCTTCGCCCAGTCCGATGGCACCACGCTCGTACGATTCGTCGAGCCCGGTCAGGTCGCAACTCCGCGCGGCCGGCAGTCCGATCCTTCCGCCCGTTTCGGCATTCAGACTGAATCGCACGATGTGGAAAGCGTCGTGGCCTACTACATCGACGGAGAGGCGATCGACGCCTCCGAAATCCAACACCGCAAAGGCCAGGTTGATTGCAACGCACGGCGAGGTTTACCGCTGTTCTACCCCGTGCGAAAGAATCTGCGTCGGGCCGAAAAACTTCTGCGAAACATGAGCGTCGTGGCCGAAATCCAATCAGCGATCGCCCTGATTCGTCGTCACGATGGCGGATCAAGCAATAGCGTCCAACAGTTTGTATCCGGCGCCGCCGACGCCAGCGCATACAACAGCAACCGTGGCCACAACCAACACGTACGTCGCTACGGACCAGGCACGATCCTCGACGCCCCAGCGGGCATCCAATACGACTTCCCGACCGCTGGCCTAGACGTCAGTGCCTTCGTGAGCATCCTGCAGGCAGAGCTGCGGGCCATTGCCAGCCGCCTGGTCATGCCTGAGTTTATGCTTTCTTCCGATGCCTCGAATGCCAATTACGCATCGACGTTGGTTGCAGAAGGCCCCGCGGTCAAGATGTTCTCGCGACTGCAGCGGGAACTGATCGCGGATGACCAAGTGATTCTATGGCAGGTACTGCAGAATGCGGTCGCTCACGGTGTGCTCCAAGATGCCGTGCTCTCTACGATCGATATTCAGGCGACCGCTCCAACACTGACGGTGCGCGATGAGCGCGCCGAGGCAGAAGTCCATCGCATCGAAATGGAAAGCGGCATCCTCAGCCCCCAAACATGGAGCGAACGACGCGGCCTGAGCTACGAACGAGAACAGGCCAACATCGCCGCCCACCAGAGCGACGCCAGACTCGACGCAAGCTAAGCAGCCCATATCTGCGATAACTAGCCAATCGCCAACAACCGTCAGAAACTTCCTAGCTCATGATCCTATTCGCGACCACGAATATTTTGCATCTCATGCGGCAGACACGGTGTTCTGGCAGTCACGATTTTTTGCGCACAAAATCGTTGACCTGTCGGCGCGACTGCGGTAGCGTTCAGTTAGATGGAGCGTTGGTTCACGCGAAGGGCAGCGGCCCATTCGAGACACCACGCTGGCGCAGCTCGTCGCCGCGGGTGCAACCGAGTCTCACGCGAATCACGTTCAACTGCCGACGCGATGTAAGACGTTGGCTATCACGGCCGGCCGGTGCGTACACTTTCCTCAAAGACACTGGCCGGCTTTTTTTGTGCGCCGCCCGATCCACGACAGGCAACTTCTCTTCGAGGAACGCGCCGCTAGCTGACAACAGCTCATTACCTACACTCGATATTGCGGCTACCCGCTGTCGTGGCGAAAGAACGACCACCCAGATCGACAAAGCCATGAGGTGGGTTCTTTTTGAAAATTGACATTTCAAAAAAACTTGCTATACTCGCACTCACAAATGGACAAGCCAACTCGACAACAATCGCTCAACACGCAGGCGAATCGCACGCGACGCAAACGGGCCATCGAAGCGCTCGTCGACGTGATGAGCCGAACGACGCGGCCCGGATTTTACGGAAGCTGCAAGATCGAACTTTCGATCGGCAACGGCACCATCCAAAACATCCGCCGTCACGTCGACCAGGACGAACGCTTCTCCGACCCAGATAAGAGACATTTTTGTGAGCGGCAGAAACGAGCCACGAGTAAATTGCCGTGAGCTAGCCGCGACCGCGACGTTCTACCAGAGCGAGCGGCAACGACAACATGACAGATAACGTGAACTGACAGGGCAAACAGCTCTTCAGTTCAGGGTATCGATAAGAGCATCGTCCGACGCGGGGCGTTGTATCCATCTGAGCCCACCGTAGACCCAAGAGCGGTCCTGCGGTGGGCTTTTTTTGTGCCCTACCCGAACCCGCACCAACAAAACAACAACCCGATTTCAACCAGCCATGAAAGGGACACGAATGACAACGGCTCATGCAGAATCAAAGACCCCGGTGGCGCAAGCCGCGAGTCAAGCGATCACCGAATACTGTGATTCCCGAGGAGTATCGGTACAAATCGACCGCGACCGGTCAAGAATCCACGGCGTTAAAATCCTCGGCATCAAGAGCCGCAACGGTCGCAGCTATCGGCCGGAAGCGCTTCAGGCGGCCATCGATCTCTACGAAGGGGCACCCGTCAACGTCAATCATCCCAAGGGCCATCCCGGCTCACCACGCGACTACCAGGACCGCATCGGTCGCATTGAGAACGTCGCCTATCGCCATGGCGAAGGATTGTTCGGCGACTTCCGTTTCAATCCGAAGCATACGCTGGTCGAGCAGTTGCTATGGGACGCCGAACACGCGCCCCAGAACGTCGGCTTCTCTCACAATGTTCAAGCTCGTGTCGCCAAGCAGGACAAGACTCTGGCAGTCGAGGCAATTACCAAGGTCAGCAGTGTCGATTTGGTTGCCGATCCTGCAACAACCAGCGGCCTGTTTGAATCGGCGGGCCAATCGAACGAATCATCAAAATCACCATTACCACAATCACCGTCGGCCGATGTCTCGTCGTTAGCGCTAGGCGAAGCGACCATGGACGACTTGATCCTCATCCGGCCCGATCTCGTGAAAGCAATCACCGCCAAGCAGTCCGACGAACTGTGCCGCTTGCAAGAAGAGGTTGATCGTTTGCGAGCGACTGAAGCGATGCTGAATAAGCGCGCGGTCGTGCACTCCCTGCTTGAAGAGCACGGATTGCCTCTCCCTGACAGCAAGGACGCACTGGATCGCGCCATTACCAGCGAACATTTTGTCGAATCGCTGTTGACGGCACCGGATGAGGCAGCCATGCGAGCGATTGCCGAAGAACGAGCAGCGCTGGCGGAACACATCCACCGAGGAAACGAATTCGCAGCCGTACACGCGAGCGGGGCGATTTCGCGTGATCCCGCGGATGTCTACTCCGATAGCCAGTCGCTCGACACCGCCTCATTTGTCGAGGCAATCACCTAGCCCACGAAACCGATCCACGAATTCACGTACAGACTCACTCTGCACCATCAAGAACCACCACTTCACTACAAGGAGAAACAATCTATGGCCAACAAGTTGCGATGGCGATACGGCGACACCCACCCAGTCGTCCTGGCAGTCGACTCGACGACCACGATCGAGATCGGCGACCTTGTCTATCTCGATACGGACGACGCCAAACCGGCGGCTTCTCAGGCGGATCAATCGACGGAAGCCGCCAACCAGGAGTTGTTCCACGACAACTTCTCCGGCGTCGCTCTGCAAGCCTCGAGGTCGGGCGACACGTCCCCGATCCGGGTTGCCACCACCGGCGTTTTTGAATTCGATTGCCCCTCCAGCACCTTTGAAGTCGGCGACTTGATCGGCGTCGACGAGGCAGCCAGCGGCACGGAGCTGGAGAATCAACAGGTCGATTCCGTGGCCGGCGAGAACCTGGCGATTGGTCGCTGTGCCAAGCGAGTTTCCACCGCCAGCACCGCCGTACTCGTCGACATCACAGGCACCGTGTCCCACGGCGGACCTCAGGCGGCCGCTTAGTCGATCACGACACCGGCAGCCACCAACGATCCCATCTCAACCACGACGACATCGTTCATCTCGATTGGAGAACCAACAGTGAGCATTAAATATCGCGAGTTGCGACGACGCTACGAACTGGATGGACCGGCCAAAACGACCGCCCATCTCCAGGAAGCGTTTCGCGAAGGAGATTTGAAACCGGAAGACGTTAGCATTCGGGACTTGGCCGAATCGCTCATTCCCGACGGACACCAATGGGTTCGACAACTCGATCCCCGCAACAGCAGCGGCGTTAACCTGCTTGAAGCAGGCGACGGTGTCGATGTTACGGCATTCCTAAACGTGACCGGTCAGGTCATCTACTCCAAGATCATGGAGGCGTTCACTCAAGAGTCATTTGTGGCATCGAAGCTCGTCGACACAATTCCAACTCGACTGGACGGCGAGAAGATTCCTGGTATCACGCGAGTCGCCGATGACATTGAACCGGTCCACCCCGGCATGCCGTATCCCAATCTTGGCTTTGGCGAAGATTACATCGAAACGCCAGCGACGACCAAGCATGGCTTCATCGTGCCGGTCACGCGCGAGGCGATCTTCTTTGATCGCACCCACCTGATCCTACAGCGTGCCTCGGAAGTCGGCGAGGTGCTAGGCCTGAGCAAGGAAAAACGGCTGCTCGATCTGATCATCGGCACGACCAACAACTACAACGCCAATGGCACGTCGTATGATACCTACCAGACTTCGTCGCCATGGATCAATGAATTGGCGAGCAATGAATTGGTCGATTGGACGAATGTCGATGCCGCTGAGCAATTGTTCGCCGACATCCTGGACCCCCATACCGGCGAACCCGTCCTGATCCAGCCGAACTCCGTGCTGGTCATGCCGGCCTATCGATTGGCGGCCCATCGCGTGTTTAACGCCACGGACATCAACTACTCCGCCAGTGGTCAACCGACAACAACGAACGCCAGCAACCCGCTCGGTTCGTACAACGTCGAGGCCAGCCGCCTGGCGTACCGTCGAATCATCGCCTCCGGCGAAAGTGCGGCCGACGCCAAGAAATGGTGGTTCCTCGGCGACTTCCGACGGGCGTTCGCCTACATGGAAAACTGGCCGATCACGGTGACCCAAGCTCCGCAGAACAGCGAAGCCGATTTCACCAACGACATCGTGGTTCGCTTCAAAGCGAGCGAACGTGGTGCCGCCGCAGTCCTGAATCCGCGGTACGTCGTGAAGAACACCGGCTAACTTCGCACGCCGATCTCGTGCCCTTCCCCTTGTCGCCAGCTGCCACCGGTGCGCGCGAGTGAGGACGAAGGGTGCGGATCGGCAACGGCGATAGATCGCCGAACACATTCTTCAAGAAACAATGTGAGAGAACATCATGTCGACCATCGTCCATCGCCAGACGCTGCAAGTGCTTCATAGTGTCAACACGCCCGACTACTCCGCTGATGATTGGGTCATCGCTCCGGACCTTAGCGCCGTCGCGAACGTGCCGGCAGAGTACTGGAAGCTATCTGGCGACGACATCGTGGAAATGTCCACGGCAGAAAAAACGGCCGTCGACGGAGAGCTTCTGCAAACGGCACGAGATTCGAGAAAAGAGGCCTTGGAACACGAATTTGAACAGCAGATACGCACCCGTTACCCGAGCCATCAGCGGGAGGCGCTACTGTCGATTCTAACCGCGGCCATCGCCGTCTCACGCGTGAACCAGGCGGCCTACGTCCGCCAACTACAGACCTGGATCGAGGACGGCATTCGCACTCATTTGCACCCTGGACAGGACGCGGTGGATGCCGCACCTGACCTAGCCAGCGTCGCGGCAGTCGACCTTGAACTGGACGACTGGCTTGCGGCCGATCCACTAATCACGGTGCGTCAGGCGCTCTCGATCGAAGATTAGACCTCACTCATCGCAAGAGCGGCGACGACCCCGCAACCCGACGCACAGTAACTCCGCAAACAAAAACCTACGCCCCGACGAACGAGAATCAACACCATGGCCACAGACGATCATGTCCTACAGTTTGGCGCCGCCATGGCGTCAGTAACGAGCGGAGCCGGACGCCGATTCATCGAATCGGCCCATACTCCGGCGATGCGGATACCGCTCTGGCTGTTTGACGATGCGACGACCGAGTACATCGACGTTCCGGTGTTTCTTTCCCGTCGCTACACCGGCGACGACATCTCAATCACGCTCCCCATCTCCGCCCGCTCAACTACGTCGCCCGACGCGTTTCGTTTCGAGGCCGCGATCTTACGGCTGGAAGCGGATGCCGTCGACTTCGACGCAGCCAGCGGAACACTCAGTTTCCAGGGAGTGACCGTCACCGCGCCCTCGGTCATCGGCGAGATCGTTTATCCCGAAATCACCTTCACGTCGAGCCAAGTCGACGGCCTTCTGGCGGGTGAAGCCGGCGTATTGCGAATACGTCGCGACCCGACGCATGCCGAAGACACCGGCTCCGGTTCTGGCGATGCCGAACTCTGGGAACCTTTGATCAGCTCCCACGAATCATAAGACACCACAAGACCTAAGGCACGACGAACGCAGTCGATTTCCACGACGGACACCATCACTCCACAACCACGAGCCTCACACAACCCGACGACGACATGGCCCGAGACTTCATCAAGAGCTTAAACGACTACATGCTGCTGGGATCGAATGCGGTCGGCCCTTTGGTCGACGGCGCGTCGGTCATCTCTTTGCACGCCTGGGTTCTGGCCGACTCCCTCTCACCGACGCCGCCTATCGAAGGCCCCAAGAACGTCATCTTCTCGTCCTTCGCAGGCGCGGCCGGTCAAAACGGCTTTGCATGGATCTTCGTCAACGACAGCAATGAGCTCACCTGCGTGTCATCGCCACCAGGCGGGGCAACGTACGTCATTACATCCGCAAGTTCGCTTAGCACGGGGCAACTTTACTCGGTTGGTGCTGTCATCGATTTTGCGGGCAACTCATTACGCCTCTACATCGACGGAAATCTCGACGCGTCGGCGAATATTCCCATAACTGTGTCGTCGTACAACCATGTCGCGCCACCTGCCAGTGTCTACGACAGCATTGGCACCCACGGCACACCCGCGTACACGACCACGCCGTGGGACGGCATGCTCTCCGAGATCTCTGTCTACGACACCGATATTGGTGACGAAGGGTTCGACGCCCTGGCCGGCGGCATCGACCCGCTTACGATGACTCCGCTACCGATCTTCTATCTCGACCTGGGCCGCTTTGATCTGCGATGCCCAATCTCCGGAGTCGAGGCTCAAATCACAGGCACGCTCGGTCAGCGAGATCATCCGCCCATGATCTACTCACCGCGGCGCCTCGGCTCGACCACCGAACACATCGATCCGATCGGCGGCCCGCATCGTGTCGACTCCTGCGAGATCGTTCGCTCGGGCGCGGAATCCGGTAACAGCTTTGTATCCGGACGCACACGAGGGCAGACGACAATCAGCGGCGCCGCGGCCGGCGACATCCCGTAGCGCACGACACTCACCTCAAAATCATCGAACCAAACCTGCAAAGGACGACAGACACATGTCAGGAGCGACCGACATTCAAGGCGTCGTATTCAAGAACGGCACAGCCACTCTCTTGGCTCGTATCGTCGGCGCCGACGCCACCGAAATCAATCAGGCGAACATCAGCTCGATTCGTTATTCCATCTACCAACTCGACGAATCGGATCCCGATGCAGCCACGGCGGTGTCCGGACACGATGATGAATCACTATCGACGAGCGCCGTCGTCTTCAATTCATTACAGCTCGATCCACTCTGGACCGTCGACGCTACCGGCTACAACTTCCGCCATGAAATCGATGTCAGTACCAATCCCGCCTTCGCAGTGGCAGGGCCGTACTATCGTGTCCGTTACGAACTAACACCAACCTCAGGCCAAGTGATCGTGGTCCGCTTCAAGCTCCGCGTGATCTAAAGGAGGACAACCAATCATGCCAACCGACACGGAACGAATTGAAACGATCAAGGCCAGTACCCTGCAACAAATTGCGGACCTGCGTGCCAACCCAAAACCGAGCTACCGTATCGACGGACAAGACATCTCCTGGGAAAGCTACGTCACTTCCCTCCAGGCGACGGTCGATTGGTGCGACAAGAAGCTCGCCACGTATGACTCCTTTGAAATTCGCACACAGGCGGTAACGTAATGCCTTCAACCTTCGATCCAATCAACGACTTTGCAGAAGTCGCGGACAGTTTGGAGCCGGTAACGCTCCGCCGGCGCGCGAGCGGCGAGGAGATATCGGTCACCGCCGCACTGCGACGGGGAATGGTGCTGAATGAAGCGGCGGCAAGCGACGGAAAATATCTCGCCACCGATGTGCGCTGGCATCTTCCTATCAGCGCGTTGTCGACGCAACCGGCACCGGGAGATCAGATCATTGATGCCGCAGGCAATGATTACACGATTCTCTCAGTCCAAGAGCAAACCACACGTTCTCGGTGGCTGGCAACCAGCCGTGACCTCGCAATTGCCTTCGCGCTCTGCGAACGAATCGATGTTCAGAAGGCGACCGTAACACAGGGGGCCATGGGCGAAGAAACCATCGCTTGGCACGACCATCTGCCAGGCATCCGCGCTCGCATTCAGCCGCTGACGACACAGGTCCACTCCGGCGAAGATCGACGCACCTCCCGTACAACACACGTGGTCTACGTCACCGAACCACTCGCCATCGACGCCCAACATCGGATCGTCGCTGCCGACGGCCGCGTCTTTCGGATTGTCGACTACCGCCAGCAAGAGCAACTTGGCGACCTCGCCGAGATCCACGTCTTTCTAGACATCGAGATAAACAACTAGGACTTTTCCTATGCCAAGCATTGAAACCGGAATCCGCGATCGTTGGGCCGCCGACACGGTCCTGCCGACGCTGCTCCCCGTCGATCGTGTATTCACGAATCAGGCCGCATCCGATCCACAACTTCCGTACGCCGTATTACGTCGCCTAAAGACCACGCCAACACTACGCACCAGTAGCCGCGCGGCTATCGACACCACACAGATCGAAATCAACGTGTGGACAACCGACCTCGCCGCAGGCATGACACTTGCCGAGAGATTCGCTGATCGTTTTGAGCTCGCCTCCTTCGATTTGACCGAAGGACGTGTGCTCAACATGCGGCTCGACGACTTCCACCATCAGCGAGCGGATCACGAACTCTGGAAACTGACACTGAACTACCTGATTACAACCGAACAGACGCTTCAGGAGACAACGTAACATGGCCGAATCCCTCGCTCTCGATGTTGGCGCATCGCTCGATTGGGTATTTGAAGAAACCCTCGATCTAACGACGATCTCGGACGCCTCTAAGTTGCAATTCAGCGGTAACTTCACCAACGGAACTGGGGAAGACCAGGCCGACCGCCTGTGGCATGACCAGCGCACGCTAACGACGGCAACTTCCGAGGACCTTGACCTGACCGCCCTAACGACGACCATGTTCGCCAACAACGTCTCGGTATCTCTGGCCACGGTTCGGGCACTCTTCGTCATCAACACCGCGACCGCGGCCGGCGAAGATCTCCTGATAGGCGGGGCCGGCGCGGCGGGTGATGCATGGGCCAGCCCCATGAACGGCGACCAAGACGCCCAGCTGGTCGTGCCAGCCGGCTCCATGCTGATGCTCGTCAACAAAAAGGACGACTGGCCGGTTACCGACGGGTCGGCCGACCAACTGCGGATCGCCAACAACGGGGCAGGCGACATCACCTACAAGATCGTGATCGTCGGCACATCGTCCTAAGCATTCCCAGCGAGGCACCCCCTATGACATTGATCAGCGGCAAAGACGGCCAAGTCCTTTCGGACGACGCGCCGTTGGCCGACATTACTAAATGGACCTTCAAGACGGCCGCTCGGAACGTGAATTACGCCAGCAGCGTCACCGGCGGCTATCGTCGTCAACTGCCTGGTGCCAAAGAGGGCCGCGGCCACTTCCAGTTCCTGCTCAACACCGCCGACGCGATCAACGGCCAACTGAGTGAAGGGGATGTGGTCGTGCTCAAACTGCACATCGACGACGTCAACTTTTACACGGTTCCGGCAATCGTCGACTCGATCGAACTCGACGTCAACGTTGCTGAAGGATCACCGATCAGCGGCGCGGCCGACTTCTCCAGCGACGGCGCCTGGACCGCTCCCAGTTATGCCTGAACAGTTAGGCCAAACATCGCGCCAGCACTGACCACGGCGTTCAACCTCACCAACCAAGAAGAATCACGCCAATGTCCATCCCATTTGAAGAACTTGAGGGCTCGCCCCGGCTACAAATCGATGCCCTGGGCACGAAAGCGACTCGCGAATTTCGCGTTGCCTGGAGCGATTGGCAGGCATTCTCACGTCAGTTACTAGGAAGCTACCGTCGCGCCGGCTGCGCGTTTCGCTTCGAGTCGCCGATGTACTTTCCGGACATGCCCGACGTTGTAGTAACGGATCTCTCGGTCGAACCATTCGATGGCGGCAATCCCGAAGGCAACGAAATCCGCTCGATCAAATCGGGCACGAACGCCTACCCGGCAGCCGGCGCCAAAGTGACCGCCACCTACGAATCGATTGCCAGCGCTAGCTCTCGCTCCGATCTACCATCAGTACCTGACGGAACATTTCTAACCTATCGCGCCGAATTGGGGGCTGATTTCCTGTCGGTGCCGGGACGCGTATGGAAGTGGGATGCCCCGCCGGACAATCCCAAGCTGCCACCCGACATCAATCCTGGAATCCTCATCCCGACGGACTCGTATCGCATCACATGGCACCGCGTCGCGTCGCCCAACTGGACCGCCATTCGTAATCTCCGCGGCAAGATAAACGACGGCATGTTCATGGGCGGAGCCTCCGGAACCGTGCTGTTCTTGGGTGCCAAGATTACTCGGCAGTTTCAATTTGTCGGAGACGATGGCTTCTGGCAGGTCGAGTACTCATTCGCCGAGAAATCGGTCGACCTGGTCGGCGGAGGCAAAGCTGGCTGGAACTTCTTCTATAAGGAAGAAGCGGTCGGCGGCGAGAATTGGGTTGAGATCCAAGACGCCGGTGGAAACAAACCCTATAAGTCGGGCGACCTGTCTTCCCTCTTCTCCTTCGGAACCTGCTAAGGCCAAGCACCGTCATGTCCGACCAATCCAAGAACGACCGAAGCGCAGGCATGGAACAAGACCAAGGCATAAGCACCTCGGTCGCACTCACGTCGGCGTCGCCACTGGAGATCCGCCACCTCCAAGGTGGATCGCATATTAACCTGGCGCGAATGCCAGTGCTCACCTACGCGGAGCTGGACGAGGACCTGGCCGCTCGCGATGAGGACAAAGAGGCGACCGATCTGGATCGCGATCCCAACGACCCGATCGATCCCTGGCACACCGACACCCGCAAAGTCCCTAACCTTACCGATCCCCAAGATGGCACCTACCTAGAAGGAGAACGCCATGTCTGCTTCTTTCACGAGCACATCGGAAAATTCATTCCCTTGCCCGGCGTGCACTGGCACTTCGGCAAGGCCGACCAGGACATCGGAATCGGCGGTTCTGGAAAAGTATTAATCTGGAAGGTCGGCGACAGCGACGATCACGAGGCATCCGAGCAAAAGGTGACCGCGCACGACTGGTACGGCCTGGGCGCCAAACGTGGTGCGTCCATCCTGGTTTATCAGCATCTTCAATCTCGCCGCTGGTACTTCATCAGCTTTCCCGCCCATGGAGCACTGGTCGACGCCTGCTTCTCAATCGAAGCGAGGTTGAGCGATGCCACCATTGGTGCCGGATTTGGTACCACCGCTACACCAATCCCGTACGATGAAGCAGACATCGATGTCGGCGCAGGATTTATCCTCAGTACGGCAGGTCCAACCCAAGGTGAGATTACCGTCATTGCCGGCGGACTAGTCGAACTCTACCATCAAGACGCCGGGTCGGTCTCCGGCACCATGGTCGGCGAGAACATCTCCCAGTGGTGGATCGAGCACAAGCGGGCCGGGGGTGCGTTCGCGGCCATTGAAGACACCAAGACCCTCCTCCACCACCCGAATATTGGAAACGGCCAGGAAACAAAATTCCTAAAGAAACAGTTCGTCGCTGCCTATGGTGATGTGTTTCGAGTTCAGGCCAAGCGTATCGTAGGATCCGATACCCTACAGGCAGATTCACTCTCGGGCGGCGGTCCGACGAGCTATCTCGGAATTCACTTTCTATGTCCCGCCGACACGACTGACTACGAACCGGAACTTACCAACACGACAGGTGGCGACCAGTATCCCAAGATGGTCGGTTATTTCGGCCTGGAGGAAACGAGTGGCGCCCGCGGCAATGAGTCGGGAGCGGCACTTGATCTGAACGACGTAGGAACGACTGCGACCGGTAGCGCAAGCGGCTTCGTCAACAACGCCGTCCAATTCGATGACAATGGCAACGAACTTGAGGCAAACTACAGCGGCGTCACCGATTTACGCCCTGCTTCGGAACGATTCAACATTGCCTTTTGGATTTACGTGGAGGATCTGAGCAACGGCAATCCCAGCGCCTACCATCAGATCGTCGGACTCGATGGCATAACTGGCTGGCAAGTCCATCTCGACAAGACACAGGGAATACGCTGGCAGGTAACCGGCCCCGGTTTCACGACGACCGCAACGTCCTACGTCTCTCTCGACCTCAATAAATGGTACTTCTTTGTCGGTCGCGTCGACGGACCCAATCAGCAGATCAGCATGCGCGTTCGCGCTGCCGACGGAAGCTTGAATGAAACCCACACGGCAACGGGCCCAGCGAGCTACGATTGGGCGACGCCGCCTGGCAACTACAGTCTGTCCATACGTAATTCAAACGGCGCCCTGAATGTCGAATACCGTATCGATGAACTCGGCATCTGGAGCGATCAAGTATTGACGATCGGACAGGAGAACTATCTATTCGGTGCCGGCCGTGGTCGCGAGCTCCTGTAGAAGTATGCGGCGGACGCTTCGTATTGGTCATGCCGTCGTTGCAACCACGCTTTGCCACGGTCACACCTCGCCTTCGCCGACGATCACGTCCGGCGTTACGGCAATCCTCTGATAGAGCAGTTGCACCACCGAGTCGAGAAATGATGCTTCTCCACTTTCAAGAATCAGAGCGACCTTCCGATGCACCGCACGATTGCGATTCATCGTTTCGACCATCTGTCCAACGGCGTCTGCAGCCATCGAACCGCCGGTCCCAAAACGGCTATAGAGCTCGTCAAAGTCGGCTTCGGCCCAATCTCGAAACCATTCTGGATGTTCGCTAATCGCCTGTTCAACATGTGGATTGGTCTCCCGATCGAATAGACGGTGAGCCAACAGTGACGGATCCTGAAAAAACTCGTCCGCCGGCACGCCCAAACCAGTTGCCAGCTGATGAAGCGTCCGCGAATGCGGCGTCGAGTTGCCAGCAAGAATACTCTTCACGGTCCGCTGGTCCAAACCGCTGCGTTCAATCACCTCCTCTAAGGTGAGGCCATCACGCGCCATCAAACGACGCAAGTTCTCGCCAAACCGAACCAT